CACGTCTCCAGCAACGCCGCCTGCGCTTCCGCTACGGATTGCGGCCCAAGCTCAAGCACCCAGACGCTGATCGAATTGCCCTGCGCGAAGAAGGTGGTGGCCATCTGGCCGAGTTCGGTCGCGCCCGCCGGTTGCACCGTGCCTAGCGTGGTCGCCGGACCGGGGTCCACCGCCAACGCGGCGCTGGTGTAGGTGAACGAGGTGGCGTCGATCACCGACGAGACCACGCCGACGCCGTTGTAGGCCTCTGGCACGCACCCCTGAACATTGACCGTCGGCGCGTCACCCGCCTGCCACACCGGGCCGCCAGCGGCGACGGTGCAGGTGACGATGCCGTTGTTCCACGTCAGGCTGAGAATCGAGGTCTCGGGGAAGAGGACGGCTTCAAGGTCCTCGCGCTGGGTGAGCAGCGCCACCTGTTGCGTCTCAAGCTGGGTCGCGCCGTAGGAGACGAAGCACCCGCTCTGTTGATAGGTGTTCGGGGTCGGGGCGATGATCGTGGAGACGTTGACCGTCACGATGGAGTTCGGGTCGGACGGGAAATGGACCGGCGGCGGCGACGGTTCGGCCGCGAATTGGCCGGGAGCGCCGAATTGGGTCACGCGCCCGCGCGCCTGCCCAACCTTGTAGCCAGCGGACTTGGTGACCTGCCGCCGAATGTTGCGCGCTTGGAGAGAGAACTTCGAGGCTAGGGAGGTCATGAGATTCGCCCTCTCACGACCACTCAGGTCATGTCTGAGCGGCCTTGTGGTGGTTGTTGCGCTTGGTGGTCGGCGGTGTCGGGGATGGCGGCGGCGCAGGATCGGCGCGGCGTTGCTCGCCCGCGCGGGACCCACCGCCGGTGCCGGGGACCGCCATCGCCTTGCTCATCAGCGGATAGGTGACGTCCCAGAGCGGCTTGACCCAGTTCTGCGGCATAGCGTTCGCCCTCGCTTGCTCTTCGCTCAATACTGCACCAGCGCGGCCTCGCGCTCAATGGGGTCATCAAGGGGGTTGACGACCGGCGGCGCAGGCGACCGATACAGGTTGAACTCATTCTGTACTAACGCCCTTTTGATCACTTGTCGCGCCAGATCGCGCGCGACGCTTTGCAAGTAGGAGACCTCGAAGGTCACGATCTTCTTCTGCGCGAGGATGCGGAACTCCGTCTGGTTCCGCTTCTCATCCTCGATCACCGGCATCGCGTTCATCAGCCCCATCTTGCAGTCGTTGCGGATGATCTGGAGCACGAAGTCCATGAAGTCGGCCGCCTGCGCGGCAGTCGCGCCATAGAGGGTGACCCGCACCACGTCCTTCGACAATTGGTCGCGCTCAAGATGCCGCCCGCGCATGGGCGCGCTCTGAAGAGCGACGGTGTTGTCGATATGGACGCTGCCATAGGGCAGTTCGGCGTTATCCGGGGCGAGGAAACTTGGGTAGAGCGGGAACGGGCAGGTGAGGCCCCAATAGGGCGGCACATAGCCGGGGAAGCTCAACCAGATCGGCAGCGAGTTGGAGACGAACAGGTCCGGCGTCCAGCCGACCGGGTCATCGATGATCAAGGATTTGTTGATGCTGATCAGCGATTGCCCGACGTAATGCCAAAGGTCCGCCGCCTCGTAATAATGACCGCGCGACGAAAATGAGAAACGGATGGCGTCGCGTTCGCCGATATAAAGCTCGTCCGGGCCGACCCCATTGAAAGACTGCACCTCGTTCTTCGAGGTGAACTCGACCGCGTTCTCATCCACCACCGCGTCTTCTTCCTGCTTGGTCTCGCTGGCGTAGTGCAGCGACCCGGCTTGATTGATCGAGACCGGCAGATTGCTGATGTTGACCGAACGCTGCACGACGACCGTGAACGTGTGTCCTCCGGTCGGCGTCGAGACCCACGCCCCGTTTGCTGGCATCGGCGGAATATCGACGCCTTCACCGGGCCTTAGCTCGATGGTGGTGCCGTCATCCGGGCTGGCTGAGGCGGGGCCGGTGAAATTGACGTGGGCCGCTTCCGCCTCGAACACGCCCTGATCGGCGGCGCTGAGCGGGTTCTCGATCCGGCCGCCGATGATGTCCGCCGCGCCGACGCCGCCGGACACCACTTGGATCGAGCGATTGTCCTCCAGCGTCGCATGGGCGAGGCCGCCGGTCAGCGCCGTGCGGGCGTCGCCGGTCAAGGCCCTGACCCAATAGACCATGCCGTCGAGCGGCGAGACCCATTTGCGATAGAGGTTGAAGGTGACGTGCTCGTCGCCGCTGATCTGGCTGACGCCGCTCTTCAGGAGCGCCGCCGCCGCTGTCTGCACGCCGCCGCTGTTGGCGATCTCGTTGATGCTAGGCATTGGGGTTGATGCCCAAGCCGAGCGCGATCTCGACGGTCAGCTTCTCGACCCGCTTCATCCGCTCGTCCATCGCCTGAACATCGACCAACAGGCGCATCACCCGGTCAAACAAGGCGTCCAGCCGATGCGGGTCTTCAGGCGGGTTGGCCGGTGTCGGCGTATCGCGCATCATTCCACCCACGCGCGGAAGGCGCTGACGTAAAGCCCGGTGTCGAAAAAGGACGGGCGCGGGCCGCGCTTGGCGTAGGGACGCTTCAGCCGATGGTTGACCCCACGAAGGGAGGCTTTGGTGGGGACGCCCGCCACACGCCCGTCAAGCCGCTTGGCCAGAATGAACGATTGGAACATCGCCTTGATCTCGGCCATCATCGGCTGGAGCGACGGTTCCCGACCGGCCACCACCGCCTTGGCGTGGCGCTCGCTCTGCCGTTTGATCAGCGCCCGAATCTCCTTCTCGTTGTCGGTGACAAAATGCTCGATCACGCCGTAGCGGCGCTCAAGGAACTCGGCCACTTCGTGCGTCGAGCGCGGCTGGCCGCCGTAGGCGTAGGGCACGTCGGTGACGCCGAAATGGAGCTTGGCCATCAAGCCTTCTCCATGCACTTGTGGCGGAAGACGGTGACGAACACCTCGTTGTCCACCTCGACATAGCTCTCGATAGCCAGCGGATCGGGACGGGTCTCGACCACCACCCAGCGCGGCTTGAGACGCTCTGAGGGCCGCCAGCGCTCAACGAAGTCGATGAACGCGCCGCAAGCTTGGCATCGGGTCTCCACTATCCCCCCTCCCCCACTGATGCTATCACTGGAGCATGGAAGAGTGGCGACCAATCCCTGACTATCTCGGCTACGAGGCGTCGTCGCTTGGGCGCATCCGCAGTCGTTGGAACATCCTGACGCAATGGCCCAATGAGAAGGGCTACCTGCGCGTCATCATCAGGGGCAAGCATCGCAAGGTCCATCGGCTGGTGTTCGCGGCGTTCAACGGCTGGTGGCCGCCTGAGACCAACCACAAAGACCTCGACAAGGCGCACAACGAACCGGGCAACCTCGAACCATCCACGCGCTTGCACAACATGGGACACGCGCGAGCGAACGGCGCTTACGTGCCCTTCGTCCCGTCGGTTGCGATCTGTGAGCGATGCGGCGGCGAGTATCGAGCACGCGGGCGCGAGGGCAATCGCCCAGCCTCGCGTTTTTGCTCTCGTGAATGCTCGAACAAGCATTTACGAAATTCCCCATAGTGTTCCCCATTGGCCGACGATCTGCATATACCGGCGGCCCCATGGCGTCTTTAAGAGATCGAGGCCCATCAGGGTCATGTCGGCGATCTGCGAGGGGATTTGCTGGCTGGCGCTGGTGCCCTGATCGGACGCGCTGGAGACGAAGCCGTAGCTCATCACGTTCATACCGAGCTTCTCGCGCAGGTCGGCCCAGAAGGTCGCCGCATTGTCCGGCGGCGGTGCGGCGTCGGGATCGTCGGTGGCGATGGTGACGAGGATGTGGCCGCCGAGATTGTAGAGCGCGATGGCGTAGATCGACGGCGACTGATTGGGCGGCGCGGCGGGCGGCGGCGGCAGGACCGAGAGATTGGGCACCGCTTGCAGGCCCGCATAGGTGAGATTTAGCGCCTCGTCGTAGGCCATCTGAAGATAGGGCGAATCGACCGGCAGCACGCTCTGCGGCGCGCCCATGACGGCGTAGACCCAGTTGGTGAAGCCCTCGACGGTCGGATCAGGCGCGGTGACCGGGACGAGCTTGGGAACAAGCCTGTTCATGCGCGCCCTGCATCGGTTTAGTTCGGCGGACTTTGCGGGCGCTCTTCACGTTCGGCGCGGAAGCCCTCGGCGACATGGCTGTCGTCCGGATTGGTGAACCCGGCGCGCGGTTCGATTTCGGCGACTGAGACTTCGTAATTCTTGGCGATCTGGCCGGTCTCGTTCTCGATGGTGTTCATCATCGCAATCGCGGCGTCCTTGCGAAGCTGCTTGCCGCGCTCAACCAGCACGTCCTCGCGATAATGGGTCGCTCGCGCCAGCTTCTCGGAAGCAATCGGCTTGCCGACCGAGATCAGATAACCCTCGAAGTCCTTGCGCACCGATTCGATCTCGGTGGCGTTGACGAGGCCGTACTTGCCCCATTGCTCGAAGATCGCGTCGATGTCCTTCTGACTGCAATCGACAGCCAGCCTTACCTGCTTGAAGACGCCGACACGCTGGGTGACCAGCTTGCGCTCCGGCAGCTTGTAGGCGAACTCCAAGATTTGCTTGGTGGCGTTGCCGATGAAGACGTCGGTCATGCCTGTCCCGTGGTGTAGGCTGGCGGCTGCGCGGGCGCGGGCGCGGCAGGCGCGGACTTGCCTTCTTTGGGCTTGCGCTTCGTCTCCTCTTCAGGAAACGCGCCGGGGTAGAGGATGTTGACGATGCGCGCCGCGTCCTCGCGGTTGGTGATGCCGGGCGAGACGCCGTTCTTCACGATGGCGGGGCCACCAGCCCATGCGGGGCGCGAGTACATCCACAATCCGCTGGGGTCCTGTTCGAGCACCATCGGCGGCATTTCCTTGGGCAGTTCGGCAGGCGGTTCTGACCGACCCTGACGAGGCGGCGGCGGGGTCTGCGGCATCACTGTGTTCCTTCTGACAGGTAGGCCGAGACCTCGGCCTCGTGTTTCTCCAGCCAGCCCAGATGACTGTTGCAGCGCAGGCAGAGCAGACCGCGCACGCGCATGGTCTTGTGGCAGTGATCGATGTACGGCCGGTCGTGGATGTCGGTCGGACAGATGCGGCACTTGCCGTCTTGGCTGGCCAGCATTGCATCGACATCCGCTTGCGTGAGGCCGTAGCAATGCTTCAGGTGCGCTGCCCGGACCTTCTCCGGATTGGCCTTTCGCCACTGTCTTTGGTAGGCGGCGTAGGCTGCTTTCTGCGCCTTGGTCGTCGGCTTCCAATCACCGTGCAAAGCACGATGACGCGCCTGTCTCTCTGCGCCCGTGTCACTCATATTGCATGCTGATTATGGTTACACATTCGGGTCTGAGCGCCCAGCCTGCCGTGGTCCGCATCTCCTGAATGACGTCGATGGTGCCGCCCGCAATCGGGGTCGGGATTTCGCGCGGCGCGACCATGTCGTTGAGCATCAACAGGCACGCCTCAAGCGACGGGCTGAGCTTGGCGAACTCGTTGGTGTTGATGGTGCCGCGCCCCTTGGGCTGCTCGACCTCCGGCATCACGATCAGGACCGCGTCGTTGCCGCCCGCGCCCTTGCCGATCAGTGTGTCGTCGTAGGCCCAGATGACCTCGTCGTCGTTCATCGCCAGCACGTCCTTGAACACCCCAGCGGTGGTGGTCGAACCCGCGCCCTTGCTCTGGAACTGGGCCAGCATGACGATGTTCTGATATTCCATCTGGCCGAGCGTGCGCTGCGGCCCAAGGACGACGAACTTGCGTCCGATGCCGAGTTGGTTGGTGCGGGTCTTGATCGCGCTGACCTGCGACAGGAGGAAGGTCGCCATCTCGCCGTTGTCGTAGGTGACCACGGTGTCGTTGGAATTGCCGTCCGGCGGCAATGGGATCGAGGTCGCCCCGACCGCGTTGACCAGCCCCTCGCCGTTGACCGGGTTGAAGCCATACAGCAACCCGTTGCGCTGAAGCTGGAAGTTGGCTTGACGCATGCCAAGACGGTGCAGGTCGGCGATGCCGACGCCCCACTTCGACACCGCCGCCGTGTCGTGATGGTCCCATTGCGCGCGGCAGCGCAGGAGATAGGTCGGCGCGCTGATCTGGGAGAAGGTGAAGCTGACGCCGGGCAGTTGGTTGGGCGCGCTCTGGCCCGCTTCCATCGTCGTGCGCAGTTCGATGCGCTTGATGTAGGCGTACATGTCGCCTTCGCTCAGCCTCGTCAGCGGCGCGCCGGTCGGCAGGCAATCGAATGCGCCCGACGCCTGTGTGTAGGGCATCAGGAGTTCAGGCATCACGTAGGAGGGGTGAACCTGAATGAATGAGGGAGCGAGCACGCCCATTTCGCTTCTCCGTTAGAGGATGCAGATCGCCGCTGCGGCGTTGCGGTTCCAGTTCAGGAACTGGTTTGCGGGCGTGTAGACCGCCGCCATGCAATTGCCGGGGAAGGTGCGGATGATCCTGACGTTCAGCCCGGTCCCGGTGACGATCCGCTGGTTGACGAAATCCCAACCGACAGCTTGGAGGATCGGGTCGCCTTCGAGGCCAGTGGCCAAGGAGGGGTCGAGTTCGAGCGCCACCCGCGCGCCGGACCCAAGCCGGTAGAAAGCGACGAAGCCGCCGGGGCCGGTCTGCGGCGCTTGCGACTGCGGCGCGTTGATCGCCGCATAGTTCTGGTCGAAGACACAGAAGCCGCTGAGATGGGTCTCGTCGGCCGCCCGCTTGATGTGGCCGCCAAGCTCCGCGCGCGGGCCTGCGATGCCGGTTCCGGGGATAGTCTCGTCAATGGCGACGCCGCCCCACATCGGCAGCGTCTCGGTGTCATCGAGAATGCCGCCGGAATGGGCGAAGCGGGTCGCCGGGTCGGGATAGGCCGTGCCGACGATGACGCCGTCGGAATGCGTAATGAACGACCCAGCCGCGTTCGTCATGATCGCAGGATTGATATTCATCGCTTCGCCCTCGATGTGTGCAGCACGCTAGAGGTTGGAGGACCTCGCGCGCGCTGTTTCGCTCCCTTACGCCATGTTGCGGTTGCGGAACCCGACCACGCGACGGCCGGGGCGGCCAAGGTCTTTGATGAAGCTGTGGTTGCCGTACCAGTGAATCTGCTTCAGCCCGGTGTCGGGGTCGGTCTTGGTCACCTTGCGGAACTCGCCGTCGCCGAGATCGGTCGGCTGCAACGCCGCCGCCGCCGCGTCGGAATAGATCGCCTTCTCGATGTTGTCGAACGCCCTATCGGGCAGGTCCGACATCTTCACGTCCTTCCACTGCGGCGAGTGGATGCGGAACTCGGTCGCCAACCGACGGCGGTAGGTGCCGAGCGACTCGCCGGTCAGCCAGCGCTTCGCCTGCTTGCCGAACAATTGCGCCACGTCGTCCGCCCGCGCCTGCGCGTCGGCGTATTTGGCGACATCGTCGTCGGCCATCGTGTCGCGGCTTTCGAGCTTGGCGATGCGGTCGGCCATCCGGGCGATGATCGCGTCGGCGCGAGCGTCGCCCTTGGCGATCTCGGCTTCCTGCTCGTCCTCGCCCTTGCCCTCGTCGGCCTTCTTCTTGGCTGCGTCGGCCTTGGCTTTGGCGACGACAGCGGCGTCGTCCTTCTCCTTGTCCTCGTCCGGCGGCGGGAACTCGTCCTTACGGCCCTTGCCCTTGGAATCGTCCTTGTCCTTGTCCTTGTCGGGCCACTCGTCGGCCTTCTTGCCCTTGCTGTCAGGCTTCATCGGCGGCGGTTCGCCGCCCTGCACCTGCTCCGGCGGCTTCTCGCTGCCCTCGTGCTGGAGGGTTAGGTCGCCGTCGTCGCCCACCCGCACGGTGGTGCGCTTGCGCGCGTCCGCGACCGCCTGATCGGCCTTGGCCTCAATGGCGTCCATGCGCGTGTGGATGCTGTCGAGCTTGGACAGCACCTTGTCGAGGGTGGTGCCGCCACCGCCTTCGTCAGCCTTAGATTTGCCTGCTGCTGCTTCGCCCATTGTCGCGCTCCATGGGAGGTGGTCCGCGCGTTGATCCTCCCTCGATGTGCTGGAGGATTGCCCAGATATTCACCCTTGTTTCCAAGTCGTCAATAGAGTCGGCCATCCGGATCATCGCCGTCTCCCGCAATCGGTCACGGTCGCCGTCGCTGACCACCCCGTCCGGAGCATGGTCCTTGTCCCAGACGCCGTGCATGCAAATGGCCACGTGATCGAGCAGGCTGGCCGCGCCCTCGACCAGTAGCTGCGACCCGTCGTCAAGCTCCAGCTTCATGTTCACCGCCGGGTCGCGGAACACCACGCTGGGCGATGTGGACAGCCCGTCGCTGGCCATTTCGGCGGCGGCCTTCTTGTCCCAAATCTTGGCGATGGCCCACACTTCGTCGGCCTCGATGAACGGCAGACAGACCGAACCGACGATGCGCTTGGCGAACTCCTCGCTCGTCAGCACCGCTTTCGACGGGTGCTCCCAGATCACCGGCAGGCCGTTGCAGCGGTCGAGGAAACGTGGGGTGAGGTAGTTCTCTGGCCGACGGTAGACATACTCGTCGTGCTTGGGCCGATAGGCGTAGCCGACCCCGGTCACCCTGATCTTGAACAACGCCATGTTGGCGACGTATTGGGGCGAGGTGAGGTCGCCATCACGGATCATCTCCATGACGTCGAGTTCGTCACCGTGCATGAGACGGAGCGCGGCATGAGCGCCCGGATGCAGCCGCATGTCCATTGTTCTCAGGCGAGGGAGGTCGCCATTGAGCGGCTACACTAAAGCCAGCGCGGGGAAAACAAAAGGGGTCGCCACAATGATCTGCGAAGCTTGTCACGGCGAAGGCCGCTATTGGAATTGGCTTGTCAGCGAGCGGCGTCTGTGTCCCGATTGCGACGGTTCGGGAATCGCCTCGTGCTGCGACGCCGCCGGGTCGTCACAGCCCAGCTTCACCTGCCCGCGCTGTGAGGCAGTCAGCTACAATCCCAATGACATTCGCGAACGCTATTGCGGGCGCTGCCACGCATGGCAATTGTAGCGCTGATCCTCAGTTGGTGGCGCGCCTACCAGCGCAGCATCGACCTTCGCCTCTTGTGGCCGATCTGCAAGCAGGGCGCTGCGGAGCGCTTCGTGTTTACCCCGCTCAATGACCCCGATGACGTGAAGCGGCGCGACGACCAAGCATTGGACTATGCCCGCGCGGCGTTCGCGGTCCACGCCTTCAACGATCCGGCGTGGCTGACTTTGGGTGAGGATGAGATCGTCCGGCAGATCGACGCGCTCGAATAGAAAGGGAGGGCCGAAGCCCTCCCCAACCATGCGCTTCTCGCTTTGGTCGTTCGCTTACTTCTTTGGCCCCGGCACGGCTGGCGGGCCTTCAGGCGATTCCGGCGGCAGACCCTGATCGGGGCGCGGCGGGCGCGGCTGCGGCCAGACGCCCGGTGGACGCTGCCCCGGAGGACGTGGCCACACGCCGGGCTGATCGCCGGGCAAGCCATGATCGGGGTGCGGCTGGCTGCCCGGCAGGTCGTGACCGGGGCTTAGCGACGGATCGATCACGATCCAACGATAGCCGACGCCAACGATCCACACGAAGGCGATGATTAGGCCGGTGATCGAGGGCGGCAGCGGCGGCCACACCGAACCCGGCGGCAGCGCAATCGGCGGCATCGGATGTCCACCTTCCGGCACGCCATAACCCGGATCGACCGGGCGACCTCCCGGCGCAATCGGATGAGACACTCCCGGCTGGTCACCCGGCAGACCCTGATCGGGGCGCGGCCCTCCCGGCGCAATTGGATGGGACGGCCTACCGCCCGGATAGATTGGATGGCTGGGATAGATCGGCTGCAACGGCGGCCAAACCTCCACTGGCGGGGTCGGCCAGACGCCCGGCGCAACCGGCACGCCGTAATCCGGATCAACCGGGTAGGTCGGCGGAATCGGGTGCGACGGATGGTTGCCGCCCGGAGGGTTGGGCCACACGGTCACCGGCGGCAGCGGGATGCCGTAACCCGGATCGACCGGGGCATCGACGCCGGGCAGCGTGTTGTCGATATAATCCGGCGGCTTGCCGCCCCAGATGCCGGGGGGCTGACCGGGAAGCTCGTTGCTTGGACCGACCGGCATGATGTCGAGGTAGCCCTTTACATATTGACCCATTTTTGTCTCCTCCTGCCAGTTGACCGGCGGTTAAGGCTTAGTAGCAAAGCTTCGTGTCAGCAACAAAACGCCACAATTTCTCACAGTTGCAGCCGCGCGAAGCGGGCGTCAAGCCGCTCGACCGCGTCGGCGATGGCGGCTAGTTCGTCGGCTTGGGCTTCTTCACGGAAGCTGGCGGCATAGCGAAGCTGAATCCCATCCCAGATGTCGTCTGCTCCTCGAACCCCGCTTCCTTTAATGATTCGGGCGTAACGCTGTTGGGCGTCGCGTCGCTGCTCTTCGTCGCTGGCGTCGTCTTTGTTTGATCCGACGAGTTCGGCATCGACCCGGTGGTAGGCGACTTTGGCATCGAAGTGCTCCGCTGCTTCCTTGACCGCCTTCATGACTTTTTCGTTGCCGTCGGCGCTGGCGATGTAGACGGTCGCGCCGCCGTCTTTGGGGACAATGGTATGATACTCGATGGCGGTCGAGAGCAAGCCGTCGTTGATCGTGTCGGGCGTGCCCTTGACCTCGAACTGGTAGATCACGCCCTTGCCCTTGGGATTGGCCAGCGCGACCATCACCGCGCGCTGGTCGGCCAACGCCCCCTTCATCGCCGCCGCGACCTTCAGTTGCGCCATCGTCGCCCCCTTCGAGACGGTCATCACTGTGTCTTCCGCCCCGTCCTCCCACGCGCCGATGGCTGACCGGTCCTGACTGTCGGTGATGCCGAGCGCGGCGTCGATGTCGTGCGACGCCGTCAACAGCGCCTTGTGCCGCTTGCTGTTCAGCGCTTTGACCGCCGACGGGATGTCGGTCCCCTTCTGGACGTTGGAGGAGACGAATTGCTCGCCCTCGAACTTCGCCGTCTCGGCGCGCTCCCACGGCAACGAAGCCATCAGCTTGGAGATCGAGTTCTCGCCGCCGACCTTGGCCCCAATCGCCTTCACCGCCTTCTTGATCAGCTTGCCCGCGTTCTCCGGCGTTATGCCCAGCCATTCGGCCGCTTTCTCGACCGCGTAGCCGACCGCCGCTGAGGCGATCAGATGCGGAAGGCCGAAGCCGAGTACGCTGACGCCCGCGATGGTGACCGCGCCCATGATCGCATTGTTGACCACCTCCGAAACATGCTCAGCGACAAACTCGGCCCCCTTCTTCACCAGCACTTCGCCGAACATGTCCGGCGTTTCTTTCACCGCGTCGGCGGCGACCTCGGCAATCGCCCCATGCACCGCGTGGTCCTTGAAGAAGGCGTCCACGTTCTGGATGTGCTTGGCCATCTTGGCCTTGTGCTTGCGCCGCGCCTCGACGTTCGCCGAATGCCGGTCGATCAGCTTGTGGACCCATTCCACCGCCGGAATATCGAGCTTGTCCGGGTCCTCGCCGCCCTTGGCTGGGCCTGCGCTGGATTTCGGGGCTGCCGGGGCCTTGGGCGCGGCCGGGGTCTCTGGCCCAGCCTTGGCCGCCGGGGCCGCCGGTTCGGCTTTCTTCGCTTGAGCGCCGCCGGGGCCGAATTGGCCGGGGTTGCCCGGTTGCCCGCGCGGGTGCTTGCCCTCTTCCCAATCGGCGTCGGCGCGTCGGCTTAAGCGGGCGGTCCTCGCGTCGAGTCGGGCGACGGCGTCAGCGACGGCGGCGAGGCCTCGCCCTCCCAGCCCATCAGCTTGCGGATGCCCGCCGTCATGGCGTTGAGTTCCTCCGGCGTCATCGGGTCTTGCGGCGGGTCCGAATCCTCGCCCATCATTTCGGCCGCTGTCCGGTCGTCGTCGGTCTGCTCCTCCTCCGGGTTGTCCTCCTCCGGCAGGTCGCTCTCCTCCGGGTCCTTCTCCTCCGGGTCCTGCTCCTCGTCCGGTTCCTTCACCTCCGGTTCCGGGTCCCGCTCCTGCCCCGGCCTTTGGTTTGGGCTTCTGGGCGGATTTGGCTGGCTGCGGGTCGGGGTCGGGGTCTCGTCCGAGAAGTCGCCTGAGTTCGTCATCGCCATGTCCCTTCTTGCGCGCGATGGTCTGCTGGGCGGCCGAATAATCACGCAAGCCGCCGCGCGGACCGCGCGACCCCATGTGCTTCCACAGGTCCTTTTCAGGATACCAGATCGTCGCCTGAAGGTCAGCGTTGGACATCTCGGTGCCCTCGGCCTTCAGCTTCTCCCGCGCCCGGTTGACGATGTCGCCGCGCCACTTGCGGTCGGCCGCCGAACCGGGGTCCTCCTGCACGCCGTTGTGGTAGGCGTCCATCCGCTTGGCGGCCATCGCCGCCTCGGGCTGTTGCAGAAGATCGGAATGATCCTCGCCGGTCTTGACCCGCCGCTGGCGCTCCTTTTCCGCCGCCCGGTACTCGGCCCCGTGCGTCTCGTAATCCTTCTCGGCCTGCTTGAACCGATCCTTCGAGCGCGCGTCGAGGTCCTCGCGCGACGCCCCGCTGAGGTCCTCGCCGGTCTCGTCGCCGAGCGCCTTGCGGAAGCGCTCGTACATGTCGTCCACCCCCTTCGAGGTCTTGACGACGTCGCGCAGGGTGCCGGTCATCCGCCCGAAGGTGCGCATGAACCACAGGTCTTGGGTCACCGGATCGTAGTTGCCGGAGAGGTTCTGAAAGAAACCCTGACCGACCTTGGGGCCGAAGATCGCCGACCCGTACACCGGTTCGTCCATGGCGAAGCCGCCGACCGGCTTCTTGATGATCCCGGCGTCGATCATCTCCTTCATGGTGGTCTTTTTGTGCAGGAACTCGCGCGTCTTCTCCGGCCCAAGGTCCTCGACCATCTTGTCGTATTTGGCGAAATTGGCCAGCATCTCCGGCGCGTGCTTGGCCGAGAACGCGCCCTCGCCCTCGCCCAGATTGAACTTGTTGCCGGTCTGGTTGCCCTGCTTGTCAAAGCTGGGATTCTGCTTCCAACTCTCATAGGCGCGGTCGGCGAGGCCAGCGTTCGAGTCCACCGTCTCGCCCTGCGAGGTCACCGCCAGCGCCAGCTTGAACGCGGTCTGCGCCGGGCTGCCCTCCTCGGCGATCTCCGGATGGTGCAGCGCCGCCACCTTGACCGCCTCTTCGATCTTCTTGGTGTACCAATCCGCGCCCGACCCCTTGTGGTCCTTGAGCGCGTCCTTGGCTTCCTCGGCGATGATGTGGGCGAGCGCGTCGTCAATCGCGGGCGTCGAGTTGGTCGAGTTGACCCGGCCGTCCTTGTAGCCCGCCTCCTTCAGCCAATCCTGCGCCCGCTTGGCCAAATCCCCGGCGACCTCGCCGACATTGCGCGACCCCTCCTTCTGCTCCGGCTGCTCCATCAACGGCATCTTGGACATCGCGTGCAGGCGCTCCGCGCTGAGCGCCTTCATGTTCACTTCCGGCGCGGGTCCGAGAGCGGCGGGCTTGTCCTCCTTGGGCGCTTTGGCCTCGCCCTTGCCCGCGCCCTTGGCCGGGGCCTTGCCCTTGGCTGGACCTTGGGCGGGGCCAGCCGCCGCCTCTGAGGCGGCTTTGCCCTGCTTCTGGACCGATAGCGCCTCGGGATCGGAAGGGCCGCCAGCGGCCTTCTGTGGCCCTCCACCGCCGCCGCCATGGCCGGGACCGAACTGGCCCTTGTTCTTGGGCTGCCCGCGCGGGTGTTTGCCCTCTTCAAACTTGGCGATCTCGCCCTCGTCGCCGAACGCCAGCATCAGCGGCGGCGGCAAGGCGACGTTCATCGCTTGGCCGGAGACGTCGTTGAGCAGGCTGACCGGGTTCACCCACCCCCACGCGTCGTGCTCGTGGTTGAGCTTGGGCACGAACTCGTCCTCGACGTCGCAGACGAAGGTGGAGAAATCGACCCCGTCCTTGACCCGGCGCATGTGCAGGCGGCCGACCCCGCCCAGCCGGTGGCCGGTCTCCTCGAAGAACTCGCGCCACGCGGCCTGATCAGCCTCTTCGCCCTCCTTGATGCCGCCGCCGGGAAACGCCCAGCCCTCGCCGTCGGTGCGGCGGCACATCAGGATGCGGCCCGCCTTCGAGCGCGCGATCACCCCGGCCGCATGGACGATGTCGCCGTCTTCGCCGTCCATCAGCGCGTCATGTGGGTGCGGTTGGAGACGGCCTGATCCCATTCCGCCATCGCGTGCTGAAGGGTCTCCTCTGGGTGCTGGCCGCCCTTGCCCCATTCGGCGATCTGCTTGCCCTTGGCCGGATTGGTCTTGTTCAACTTCTCCAGATATTCCAAGGTCGGATTGGCGTCGTCCCGGCCGTTGCGGACCATCGCCTCTTCGCAGGCGTCAAGCCGCGCGTCGAGGGTGTCGCAATGGGCGGCGATCTTCTCCAGCAAGCGATCCTCGTCGTAGCGCGCCTCGGCCTTGGCCAGCGGGTCGGCGTCGTCGCTGACCGGCAGGTGGTAGAGCGCGTCCTTGCCCGGATGAGGATCGATGTGGCCGGGGCCGTTGTCGGCCGCCGCGCCCGCGCTGGCTGGAGCGGCCATCACCGTGCCGTCGTCCGCTTTGTCGATGCCGCTGATCTTCCCAGCGTTCTTCGACGCGTAGAGAACCCGTTCGGCCTTTTCCGGGCCGTAGGTCTTCTCCATCGCCGACTTGATTTTTTCGCCCTTGGCTGTCAGCGGCATGGGGGTTCGCCCTCCCCTCAGTAAGCGCTCAGTAAGTGCCGCACTCTATGACGACGAAGCCGGTGGGGGAATAGACCTCGATGTCGCCCGCGATGGTGGTCTGCGCGGTGATGTGGCCAGCCAAGCCAAGAGTGGTGCCGATCTGGCCGCCGAAGGCGACCGCCGGAGCGAGGTCGGCGACGAGGTGGCGCTGGAAGCCGATGCGGGCCTGACCCATCACCACCACCCGGATGTCAGCGGCGAGATCGACAATCATTCGGACCCCTCCATGAAATCAGGCCAGCGCCGCAGGGCCTCGCTGCGATTGCGGCCCATGCCGTGGTCGAACCAGCCGTCGGCGTAGAGTTGCTGATCCTTCGCGGTCGCGCCGCCGTAAGCCGGATTGTAGGTTCGCCCGTGCTGGCGGTCGGTCACGCCGCGCAGGTAAGACCAATATTCCAAGCCCTGCCGGACCCGGTCCCAAGGGCTGCCCGGCTTGGCGTCGTCCCAAGGGTCGGTCACCGTGAGGTGATGGTCAAGGTGCCGGGGGTGAACTGCGCGACGTCGCCCGCCTTGATCGGCTTGGGCACCGCAATCGCCCCCGACCCCATGAACTCGCCGCTCACCCCGTTCCAATTGCCGACGAAGGTCGGCGTGCCCCAATCGGCGGTCGCGGGCGGAAAGCTGACATTGTCGGTGTTCGAGGCCACGGTCGGGTTCGACCCGCTGTTGAGGAACGGCGTCGGCCCCTGCCGCGCATAGCCATTCCCGGCAAGCTCGTTCGCCCCGGTGTCGCCGGGGTCGGCCGAGTGCAGCGAGGCGAAGGTGTTATTGGTCAGGACCTGAAGGATGGCCGCTTGGCCCTCTGGCGACAGACCGGACATTATCTCGCTCCCTCTAACGCCTCGATGCGGGCTTGCGCCTCTTGCAACGTCTTGGTCAACGCGGCGATCACCGTCCACGGGTTGGGCGATTGGATGCAATCCTCCTGATCCTTGACCCCGGTGGCGGCGTCCTCGATCAGCGTCTCTTGAAGCTCATGCGCGACCAGCCCCCAGCGCTCCTTGTCGTCGCCCTTGATCAGGTCTTTGTAGGGGCGCAGCTTGTAGCTGATCGGCCTCAGCGCCTTCAGCCGCTCCCACATCGACGGCAGCGGCGTGAGGTCGCGCTTGATGCGGTAATCGGAGTTGAAGGCCAGCGTGCCGAAATAAGTGGCGTCGATCCACCACTGCGTAGAACCGTTGCTGCTGTCATACCAAGCATGAAACCAATTGCCGCCGTAAGCGCCGTTGATCCCTTGACGGCATCGATAGCCGGGGCACCAAAGATAGCCATTCAGTGAAACGCTGGCGTCGCTTCTTAAGCTAAGATTGCCACTGCCGGTCAAGTTGCTGAGCACCAGCGAACTGTCGGCATAGCTCCAGTACAACCATCCAACGATTGTCCCGGCTGGATTCTGAAACCCAACATGGCAATTGGCGGTCGCGTTTGGGGCGCGCGTATAGAGCACGCCGCTATTGGCATGGACACCGCCACTGGCGGTTATTTCGCCGGTCGCGGTCAAAGCGCCGTTGACGGTCGCCCCGGCGCTGGTGATCTGAACTGTCGCCACGCCCTCGGAGACAAGGTTCAGCGTCCCGCCGGTGATGCTGAAACCGTAGTTGCCGCCGTACAGGTCGATGTGGTGGCTAAGGTCGAGCGGGCCGCTCCCGGTCGCGTTGACGAAGGTCTCGCCGTTGGCGAATGTCGCCGGTTCGGCGAAGTACGCCGACGCCCTGAATGTCATGTCGCCGCTGATCAATCCACCGCTCGACCACGCGCCGTTCACCCGGCCGTACAGATTGCCGTCCTCGGGCGCGTCGGCGAATATCGCGACGCCGCCAGAGGCGGTCCATTTCACCCCGTCCCATGTCCATTTCAGATTGTTGGCGACGAACTCGTCGCCGGGGCTTGGGGTATCGGGGAAGTTCGCGCCCATCTCAGAAATCCGCAAAAGCTGCATAGTGAAACTTGATCATGTCGCCCGCCGCCACCGCTACGCCCTGCACCCCCATTGAAACCGACGTGGTGCTGGCGCTCCACACCCCTGCCTGAAGCGAGACGCCGGTGTTTTGCTCCCAGCATGACCCGACCGCGCCGGTATGCGGATCGTAAAGCGTGAAGGTGGGACGAATACGCATCGACGGGAACGTCGCGGTGAGGCCGCACCAATTGTTGTTGGCGGACACGCCGGTGTAGACCTGAAGCGCCGACGCATCCTGCGACGCCGTTCCCGGCGCGACGCCATAAGTGTATGAGGTTCTGAAGTATCGCTGGCAATCGGCGAGATTGTCGGCAAACGACTTGATCTCAGGTTCCGCGTTCACCGCCGCCTCGCCCACCACCAGCCCCACGCGGGTAAACCAGATGTTGGCATTCGCCATCTCGACCGGATTCAGCGCGCCGGGGGCGCTTTGAAAGTAGCCATCAACCCACACATCGGGGGCGGTGACGTAGGTCGAACCCGTGCCAAGACTAAAAACCAGACATGCGGCAAGCGCGTTGTCGGCAACCGCCCAAGCTCCAACCGTATCGCCGGGAATAGTGATGCGGATTTTTTGCCATGCGCCAGCCACCAGATCGAAGGTGAACACATAGGAGCGGTCCTGCGCGCCTCTTTGCAGCGCTCCAGCATAGGTGCCAGCCAGCGTCGTGTAGACCGTAAACACCAAGGTGACCGGCTGGGCCGACGCGGTGCCGAAATTGGCGACGTTGAAATCGCACCCTTCGATGCCGGTAAAAAACTCAAGAGTGTCAGTCGCGCCAACGGCGGTCGCCGTCGTTGTTGACCATTGGAGGGAATGCAGGCAGCCGGTGTCCCTGATATCAATCTCGTCAGCCCCGGCTTGCCGAGCAAAACCGGCATTGGCTGGGGTGCCGCCAAACCACCACCGATCAACAATATAGCCCTGCGCCGTTAGCTGGCCGGTGGTCCACTGATTGATCGCGATGTCTGGGTTGCCGACGCAATTGCGAGCGATGTTTGTGACGTTGACCCACGCGCCGTCCCTGCGACCGTAGGCGCTGCCGTCGCTCTTCGCGTCGGGCAGCGTCGGCTGGTTGATCGTCACTACCCATTGTTCGGATGTGCCGTCGTCGTAGCGCACGTAGAGGGCAAGGCCGACGGTGTCGAACCACAGGTCGCCCGGCTTGGGGTTGGCGGGCGGTGTGTCGGACGCGACGACGGCGGCCGGGGCGTTGGTGGAAATCCACTTCTCGCCGTCCCAAATCCACGACCCGTAGAGGTCGCCGCTGGTCGGATTGGCGGGGAAATCAAGCACGGGCGGCCTCAAGCGCAATGATGCGTTCGGTCAGTTCATCATTCTTCATCGCCAGTGTCTCGATGCGCTCCATCGCTTCCTGCAACGCCTTGGTCAGCGCGGCGGTCACCAGCATGAGATTGGGTGATTGCAGAATTTCCTTGTCGTCCTTCACCCCGGTCGCCGCCCGTTCGACCAGCGTCTCTTGCAGTTCGTGGGCGACGAAGCCCCACCGCTCCGCATCGTCGCGTTCGATCACCGGCTTCGCGCCTTTCGGCGCAGATGGGTAGGAGGATTCCTTTTGCTGATAGCGGATCGGCCTCAGCGCCTTGACCCTGTCCCACATCGACGGCAGCGGCGCGATGTTGGTCTTGATGCGATAGTCGCAGGCCGGATTGGCGAAATCCCTTGAGGTCCAGAATTGAAACGAGGTCATGCCAATCGACCAACCGCCGATATAAAAATTGCCGTTCGTGGCCATCCCGAAATTGGTCGCGAATTGACCGGGGATGTGGAAGGTCATGAAGGCTTCGCCGCCCTTGGTCTGCACCATGAAGCTGCCGCCGCCCGCTTGCACGATGTTGCCAGCGTTCGGGTAGACCGTCACCGCCCCGCTGCCGTTAAAGCCGTTGGCGGCGTTGACCATGTCGCTCGCATAAAAGCCGCTGGTCGAAATGCTGCTAGTGGCCAATGTCCCAATGGACACCTCCCCACTGGCGCGGTTGATGGCAATCGGGCTGTCGATATACGTTCCGCCGTCATCGAAACGCTGGATGCTGAAAGCAGAACCGACGTTGCCGCCGGTTTCAGCCGCGCCGTCGCCAAGGTTGATCGTCCAACGCACATCCGCCCCAACGTAGCCGATGATCTGGTTGCCTTGGCCAGCGGGCGTGTAAAGCTGCAACTGCCCCCAGCCCTCGGTCGTGATGCTGATGCCACCGGTTAACGCGCCGCCCGCGCGCGGGAGGAACTCATCCGAGATTGGCGACCAGACGGCGCTCTCGCGTCCATACATGACGCCGTCCAGCGGTGCGTCGCCGATGCTGCCCCCGGCGCTCGATGTCGCCACCCATTGGTTGGTGTCTTGATCGGCGAACCAGACGAACAATTGCCCGCCGATTGAATCCCACCACAGGTCGCCGGGTTGCGGCGAGGCAGGCGGCTGATCAGCGACGGTGACGCTCGAACCGCCCGCCGCGCCGCCCAAGAGCAGATTGAGCAGGACTTGATTGCTGTCGGCTAACGGCGCGCCGCCGCTGGAATGGTGGATGACCGGAACATAGACATACTCGCCCGCCTCGCTGGTCACGTCCGAGCACTCGTAGACACGCGCGTTGGCCGCCGTGTCGAAGTCCTGAAGAAACAGCATGTCGCGCGGCTTGATCAGCGACAGGATGGTCGAGGCGTCCACCCCGTCGCTGGTGGTCTTGCAGATGTAGAGCGTGGTGATCAGGGTCTGATCGGCATTGTCGCCACTGATGGTGTAGCCCTTGGCCGGACGGACGGTCGGCGGATTGGTCGAGGCGTCCCACGTGTACTCGCCGGTCGCGCCGTAGGAACCGCCGCCGGGCGGGCCTTGCGGACCCATCGGGCCGACCGGGCCTTGCGGGCCGACCGGTCCCTGCGGACCGCCCTGCACCGTGGTCATCACCCATTTGACCCCGTCCCACTGCCAGACCAGATCGCCTGATTCGTAGGTGTCCAAGAGCGCCGGGTTGTTGGGGAAATCGAGCATCACTTCGCCCTGATGATCTTGTTCAGCGCCATGAACGGCTGCATCACATTGTGGGCCGCGCCGCCGCCGTTGGCGTAAATGCCGATGCCGGTGCCAGACCCGCTATTGTAGACCCCGGTGGCCGCGCCGTAGACGCCCAAGCCGACGCCAGCGGCGTAATTGAAGCCGCCGGTGCCAGCGCCGATGATTTGCGCGTAATCGCCAGCGACGCCCATGCCGGTGCCCGCGCCATAGACGCCGATGCCGCAGCCGCGAAGGTCAGTCTGCCCCGCAGTATGCAACCCCCCTCCGGGCGAACCCAACGCATACATGCCGGTGTTGGCCTGCATGACATTGGCATGAACGTGACCGGGGTCGGCGAGACTATGCGCGTGTCCGGGGTCGGAGAGGCCATGGTAATGCAGGTTTTGACTATGGTTGTGGCCGGGGTCGCCAAAGCTGTGATTGTGGCCCGGATCGTAAAGATTGTGGGCGTGGGTCGGGTCGTTCATGCCGTGATTGTGGCCGGGGTCGGCGATATCATGCGCGTGCGACGGCATCTCGTCGGCGGTCAGGGTGTGGGTGATCTCGCCGCCGGTGGCGAACAGCGCATAACCGCCGCCTGCGCCGATGGTCACCCGGTCGATCAGGTTGGGCGCGGCGAAGGTGACCCCGTCGGCCGACAGCATCGGGCCGAGCACCGGATAGTCCACAACGTTGTAGACCACCCCGTCGCACATCAGGAAGTTCTCGGGCGCGCCCACGCCGACGAAATCGAGCACGACGCCGATAGGCACGCCCGCGACCTCGGACCAGCCGCCATCCTTGCGCGCGTAGGCTTTCCCGTCCTCGGCCGCGTCCGGCAGGGTGGCGGCGTTGGTGGTGCAGACCCATTGGGTCGAGCTTTGATCGTAGTAGGAAATGTAAAGCTGGCCGCCCATGGTGTCCCACCACAGGTGCCCCGGCGTGGTGTCGTAGGGCGGGTCCGGACCGATGGAGACGCTCGCCCCGCCGCCGCCGGGACCGCCGCCTTCGCCGGGCGGCCCTTCCGGCCCCTGCGGTCCGGGCGGGCCGGTGTCGCCCGTGTCGCCTTTCGGGCCGGGCGGCCCCTGCGGCCCTACAGCGCCCCCAGAACCGCCAAGCTGGGTCCATTGCGCCCCATCCCACGCGCCGGGCGGGATGGCCGCGTTGGCGACCCACAGGCCGCCTTGGTAGGCGACGTGATCGGCTGAGGCGTAGGCGGCGCTGGCGCGCCAATGCCGCACCGCCAGAAAATCGACGGCGCTCTGGTCGAACACCCCCAACTGGAGATCGGCGAGGTTGACGTAGAGTTCGCCCGGCGTCGAAGGCCCGACGCCCTCGAACGGCGGCCTGCGCCCAGCAATCCACGACCGCGCTACGCGCAGGATGTTGGGCATCGCCCTGCCCTTTTAAGCTGCGGCGCGCCCCTTGGCGGTGAGGGCCTCGTCAGGCGCGTCGATCAGATCATAGACATAACGGTACTGGCAGCGGCAATTGATCAGGACGCCCGGCATGTCGAACTCGTCCATGTAGCCTTCCGGGTGCTTGATCAGGCCCTGCTCGTCGGCCCACGATCCCCGGCGGACGTAGAACAGGTCGTGCCGCGCCGCGTGCTCCGGCCGGTGCTTGCGCTCGATTTCCCATGTCGCGTCCCAGAAGCCGCCAATCGACCCGGCATCGGCGGCCACCACCTCGTCCATGGTCGCCATCAGCTTCTTGGTCTGATCGACCGCCGTCATCCGCTCCTGCGCGCGGGCGTCGCGCATCGCCTTGGTGATCGGCTTGGCGTGCTCGCGCGCCGCGCCCGGCTTGGCCCCGGCGGTGGCCAAGCCAAGGAAGCGGTTCTGCACCCGCTCCAAGGCCTGCCGGTGCGCGCCGTCCACCGCCTCGCGGGCGGCGTACAGCCGCTTCTCCAGTTCGCCCCGAAGCTTGGGTTCGAGTTGGTCCATGCTGAGCTTGGACACTTGGCCCTTGCGGCCCTGAAGACGCCCCCGTCCCAGCGCGCGGGTGAAAGCCCCCGATAACGCCCGTTCAACCTTGGCCTTGGCGGTGTCGGCATCGAGCGCGCTCTCGGCCGCCGCGTTCAGCCGCGTCGTCCAATCGTTGACGTCGGCCGGACTGGTGAAGCCGAAGTGATTGAAGTGGCTGACCGCCTCGCGCAGGAGCTTGTTGAACGCCGCCATCAGCGCACCATCAGCGCCGCACGCCGGAACGCTGCGCCAGCCCGTCCATCACCGCGCTCACCAATTGCTTGGTCTTGTCGTGCTTCTGCGGCAGGCGCTGGACCGAATCGTGCAGCCGGTTGAGGGTGTGGCTGATCTTGTCGTCGTAGCTGTCGCTCGACCCGCCGCCAGAGGCGCTGATCCGTTTCGGTTTCGGCACCTTCTCGGCCCCGAACGGCGACCCGCCGCCGCCCGGTTGCCCACCGCCGCCGGGCGAGGGCTTCTGGCCCGGCTGGCCGGGTTGGCCGGGTTGTCCGCCGCCTTGCGCCAATTGCTTCTGTTGCTCGTCCTCCTGCTCCTTCTGCTCGTTGAGATGATCTTCGAGCGCCTCGATGTCGAACTCCAGCGGCGTCCGGAACAGCGTCTCCTGATCGTTGATGGTGTCGGCCAGCCACGACGCCAGCGCCGCCTGATTGTCGGGGTCGCTGATCGGCAGGAGCGTCTGCACCGCCGCGATGGCGGCGTTGAGGATCACCTCCTCGACCTGAATCTTCTCGTTGTCCTCCGGTTCCAGCCAGTTCGGCCATTCCGCCTTGAAGCTGTTCTTCCATGCGTAGAAGGCGCTGACATAGGGGATGCGGCCGAACACCTCGGGGTAGCGGCGCTGCACCGTCTGGTAGAAATCCGGCCCCCATGCGCGATGCATGGTCATCTCATCGAACCAGCGATATTGCGGGTCCATCTCCTCGCGCATCCGCTTGACGAACATCGCCACCCGGCGGGCGTCCTCGGTGCCCTCGCCGAAGCCCTCGACAAAGGTCTCCTCGTTCAACAGCACCGCTGGCATGTCGGCGGCGACGGCGCAGTTCTTCAGGATGTTGCCGCGCGCCATGGTCAACGGCGCTTCCATGTTCATCAGGTCGAGCGAGGCGATTTCCTCATCCGGACTGATATTGATGACGTTGCCAATTTCGGCCTCTTTGACGACGTTGCGCTTCTGTCCGAACGCCGCCGACATGACGTTGTCCACGAAGCCGCCCGGCATCTTGATCTTGGCCACGATCACGCCCGCCTTGGTGGCGACCATGTCGTCGGCGATCATCGTCTTCAGGTAGCTCTTCAGCGGGAACCACGCGCGCTGATAGACCGAGCGGCCGACGAAGCCGTAAGAGGCGCTGGTCCACGAGAGATAGACCGGGCGCTCGTTGATCACCACTTGGGTGCGCGAGGGGTGATAGGCCTGCCCCTGCACCGCGACGTGGCTTCCCTGCTTGAGAAAGTCGAGCGCGTTGGGGTTCTGGTTGAACACCAGCGACCCGGCGGTGTTGAGCGGGTCCCAGATGTTGAAGGCGATGCGCAGGTCGCGCATCTGCTTGGGGGTCAGCGGCCGGTCAGGCGGCACGCCCTCGGCGACCACGCCGCAGGTGGCTATGCCATAGACGCGCGACATCACCTTGGTTTGACGAATGGCCTCGGTCGCGCCGATGAATTTGAACTCGTCCTCGAACGCCTGCATCGCCACCGACGGCGCGCCCGGTGCGCTCAGCTTGCGCGCTTGGCTTTGCGCCATCACCACCGGGGTCTCGGCCATCTTGGCCCCGACCGGGTGGGCGACGTAGACCGACTTGCAGGCTTGGTAGCTGGGTTCGTCTCCCGGCGTCAGTTCCGAGAGCAGCATGAAGTCCTTCAGGCTGTTCGGCAGCCCGGTGCCAGCCCGCAGGTTGATATATTCGACCATCGTTTCGCCCTCGATGTGAAGGCGAAGCTACACCGAAAGCGCGCTCGTGCTAAACCGGGTCGATGCTCGAACCTCTGATCGCGTTCCTGATCATGCTCCTGATCGCCGTGGTGGCGCTCGAAGGCTGGCTGATTCAGCGCGACATCAGACGCGCGACCGCCGCCCTCCTGCGCGGGCTGGAGGAACTGTTGGGCAAGAGGAATAGATGACCAGTTTCGAGAAGGAAGCTTCGCTCGCCCTAACCGGGCTGCTGGAGGACATGCGCTATCTGCGGGCCGAGCTTGACCGCCTGCACGCGCTGCAAGACGTCCGGCAGCAGTCGCTGGTCGAACTCCTGCGCGAGCTTTACCGTCGCGACTCACAACCGCTTACGGCGGACCATGGTCAGGATGGTCCACAAACTGCGCCCACGTCGCCGTAGCGATCTGGCGCTCAGTCAGATCGACCCGCTCCTCCAGCCGCTTGAGTTGAATCGTCAGGGCCTCGAAGCCCGCCAAGTGGGTGTCGCCAAGACCTTGGATTTGAACCTCCAGCGCTCGCGCCAGACGGTCGCCGCGCTTGAGGCTTCCAAACAATATCGCCGCACACACAATCATTCCGGCGGCGATCACCCACAAGGCCAGCGTCAGCATTCCCCTCTCCCCAGATGTTCCACGGGCATTTGCGCCAAGGCTTACCACACGGGCATTTGTCGGAGCGGAACCCTCGCATCATGCGCCTCCAGACCATCAGACAAACCACGTGATCATTGCGTAGCGGGTGCCAGCGGTCACTGGCAGAATCTGGTGCGGATACATGAAGTTGGGCGGGAACATGATCGCACACCCAGCCGTCAACCGGATGGTCTCGCGCTGCCAGAACTGGAACTCGCCGCCGCTATAGGAATCATTGAGGGCAATCGACATCGCCAGCACGCGTGGCGCATCATCATCGACATGAGAATCAATCCGCTGTCCGGTCTCGTAGCGCAGGATGTCGAAGCCCGAATCCGATTGCGTGTGGATCGGATATTTCTCCCCATAGCGGCGCAGGGCTTGGCGGGTCACTTTCACCAAGGTGTGATCGGCTTGCCTGACCGCGTCCAACCGGCCCTGCGGCAGCGGGTAGCCGCCGCTGACCGCCAACGACAATGGGAAGCTCGTGCAGGTGCGGTCATAGCCCTGATGCTTGGGCACGCGCCACTCGATCCCCTCGGTCACGGCCAAGATGCCCGTCAGGGTCGCTTTGCTTAACAGAGGTTCTGTGACGACGATGTAGTCAGCTAGTTTTTCCACCCATCATCGCCCTTAAGCAGCGGGAAGGCGGACCCGGCTTGGGGGGTTAAGACAAATCCACCTTCCCTAGACGCCGACCCTGCGCGGTCCCTTTTGCTGGGGGGCAATACACGGACCCCGCCGGGGCGACGTTTCCCGATCATATCACGGCGCGGCTATCGCCAGCGCCCAGCCGAGAAAGATCAGCAATGCGCCCGGCGCGGCCAGCGCCAGCCAGCCCCAGAAATTCTCGGTCAGTTTCCACATCACCAGCGACAGCGCGCACGCCATCATGCCGTTGAGAATCACCCGCGCCGGATTGAGACGTCCGTTTAGACGGCTGACAAGCGGCTTGCCCGCTTGCGCCACAACGCGCTTAAGCCAATGAGGCCGAAGCCGGTGATCAACATCGCCCATGTTGACGCCTCTGGAACAACCGCCGAAACCACCGGCGCGAGTCCGCTGATCTCGATGTGCTTGATTTCATCGAAGCCGGTCAGCGATTTGATGTTCACTTCATCGAACGCGCCGCCGACCGCTGTGGCCGAGAATTGCTTGTCGGTGTCGGCCGCGTCAAATTCCGTGCCAACACCATCGGAGACATGCGCGCCGGAGAAGGCGCTGATGGTGAAGCTGTCGGTCGATTGGCCGCTGACCGGAGTCAATTGCGCGTCGAACGCGATGTCGGTGAAGGTGAAGCCCGGAATGGTGATGTCGAGGCCGTTGAAGTCCACGAAGCCATGCGCCGGAGTGATGGTGCCGAAGCCGCTGGATAGGTCGATTGAAAGGTTGAGCATCCCGCCGTCAGACGAGAGGTCCATGACCGGAGCGCCGGACTTTTGGCTGCCGATATCGCCGAAGCCGAGTGCGGTCGCCTTGGCGGCGTCGAGAAACACCTTGACCTCGCTTGGCCCCTCGCACGTCCCGCCCTCGCTGTCAGGGCCGCAGAAGGTTGCGGTCACCGCCCACGCAGGGCTTACGCCTATCGCCGCCAGCAACGCTGCGGCCAGATAGAAAGACTTCATTTGGTTCACCCCTTCGTTTGGTTTGGTGGGCGACCGGGGAGTCGAACCCCGCTGCACAAAGGCACGGGGTTTACAGCCCCAATCAGCCACCGGACTTGTCGTCGCCCTTTAGAACGCCAGCCGCTCTTTGCGCGCCTTGCGGAAGCCCATCAGCCCGATCAGGCCAAAGCCGGTCAACAGCATCGCCCACTGGGAAGGTTCCGGAACGCCCGTTTCCATGCTCTGGTTGAAGCCCGTTATACTACCTGCGGTTGTGAGATTGAGCGAGGCCGCCTCGGTCATCGAGAACGGGCCGAGCGCGCTGAACGCCGACAGGCGCGAACCGGCGAAGCTGTCCGGGTCGGTGGCCGGGACGCCGCTCACGCTCTCCAACAGCGCGCCCGGCGTATTGAGCGGGTTGGCCCCTTGCGCATTGGCCGCGTCGGCGAAGAACGACAGCGTCGAGGCGCTCGACCCGACCGCGTTGTTGAAGGTCAGGCTGCCACTGTTCTGGACGAAGCTGACCGGCGGAAGGAAGCTGGTGTCGCCCGCCACCAAGGTGATGGTGATCGGCGCGCCTGATTCATTGAGGATGTTCGAGCTTGAAAGCTGAAGCTCGTTGATCTTGCCGAACGTGCTCTGCGCCAGCGTCAACTGGACGAACGCCCCGCCGACCGTCTGGTCGATGGTCAAGAGGTTGTTGGCCCCGCCCGACACGTCGCAGGACAGTTCGCCGTCGAAGCACGAGAACGTGCTGCCGTTGGCGTTGATCGAGAGTTGCAGCCGCGCCTCGGCGGGTGTCGATGCAGCCGCCCATGCGGTGATCAGTGCAGCAAGCGAAATCAACTTAAGCATAGTGATCTTCCTCAGCGCCGACCTCGCCCATGTCTGACCGCCTCGGCGAGCGGCCAGCCTCTAGTTCGTCAACGCGCGCACGCAACTCAGCAATCTCGCTGATCGCCTCGATCAGCCAGTTAGCGATCACCTCGAACGCCGCGTCCCGCCCCTTGGGCAGGATGCGCGCCCGTTCCTCTGGGAACCTGACGACACTCACTCTGATTTGGCCTTGCTGTCACGATAGAATTTCGCCTTGCTGATCCCCAGCGCTTTCCACGGCTGTCCCACTTTACCCGATCCTTTGGGAGGTCCCGGCCGCTTCTTCTTCGCCCCCGCCCCGTTGCCATCGGCCTTCTTGGCCTTGACCGTCGCCCGCTTGAGCGCCGCCTTGGCCCGCTTCATCTTATCCGGTTTCGTGACGGACTTTGCAATACCGCTTTTCTGCGACGGTGGCTTGACAGCGGTCTTCCCGGCGGCCTCAGCGATCTCCCGCATACTTGTTGGCTTGACGGTATTCTTTGCCTTGGTGATAGGTGGTGGACCGGCAGTCGAGGGCGAATCGATCACCGGTCCACCGTCCGCCCGAACGGACCTCCCTCCTTTCGGGTGGATTCCTCCGCGTCGCCCAAGCGCCTGTATCTGGGCCAGCTTGGAACCGGGCTTGGCGACGTGGACTGAACTCTTCTCTTTCTCAACCATCGGCTTGGCCTCACCTCCTGCCCGCCCAAGCCGAGTGAGACTCTGTCTCACGCCTAATTCCGTCTCACGTCAAGGTAATTTTGTCTCATAACTCCGTCTCAACGACAATTGTGTCTCAGTCTCATGAAAATTTTGTCTCAGCCGTGCTAGCTTCACCCCGGTCGCGCTGGGGAGGGTTCCGGAGAACTCCCCGGAGGGATCGGCATCAACTGGGGCCTCACCCTCTGCCATGTATGAGGAAGCCCCCGTGGACCCTTAGAACCCGTCCGGATTGCCGCAGGTGATGGCGATCCCGTAGGTGAAGCAATCGAGCAGATCGTCCTCGATCTGCTCTTTGTTCCCGACCCGGTAGCCGATCACCTGCCGCCGGAAATGATTGGCGTAATCCCCCTTGTAGTTGACCGAGCGGCTGTAGGCGTCCGGGGTCAGCTTGACCCAGCCCTTGAAAACGTAGCCGGAGACATTTAGTGCCCGCTCCTCCTTGCCCCAAGAGGTGATTTTGGCGTCGATGGGCACCACCGGCATCTCGCGCCGTTTCGCCTGTTGGATCAGGATGCTGCCGGAGTTCTTGTCTTCGATGAAGCAGCCGAACCCCCAGCGCGCCTTGTATTGCTTGGCGTATTCGCGCCCGCGATTGATCACGTTGGGCAGCCAAAGCTCCAGCATCGCGCCCTCGATCTGGATCAGGTCCCAATCGAGGATGTAGAGGCGCGGTTCCGGGTAGCGGACATAGGCCGACCACATCACGGCGGTGCCGTCGTGCTCCTTGCCGGTCTTGGTGGCGCTGTCGATGGTGGCGACGATGGCCTCGCAATGGCGCGGCGGTTCGACCGGCTGGCCGTTGATGGTCAGGCTTTCGAGGCTGAAGAAGGCGTGCCCCGACCAATCCACGAACTCGGCGCAATATTCCTGCGAATAGACCAAGGGCGGATTATCGCTCTCCAGCCGGGCGATCTCGGTCTGGCTGAGGTTCGGATTCAGCCAGCTTGGCGCGTGCCACTCGCGGTAGCCGAACTTCTCCTTCTGGGTCGCCGCCATGTAGAAAAAGCTTTCCGGATCAACGCCCTTGGGCGTCCCGGCCATGGTGATGGTGCCGCCCCGGTCGAGCAGCGTCGGGGTGATCGCCTGCTCGATGATCTCCTGCAAGCCCTTGAGCTTGAGGCTGGCCTCATCGATCACCACGTGGTCGTAGTCGCGCGAGCGCCCGGCGTCCGGATTGTCGAGGGTCCAGAACTCGATCAGCCCGCCGTTGATCAGTTCGAGGATGTTCTCGGTCCGGCTGGAGTGCAGGGTGACCGGCCGCAGCAGGCGCGCCATGCGGTTGAAGGTCGGCCGCATCAGCTTGTAGTCGGGGGTGAACCAGCCGACCTTGTGGCCATAGCCATCGCCGCTGCCAGCCAGCGCGCGGGCGGCGAAAGCGGTCTCCAGCAATGACGTCTTGCCGAACCGCCGCCCGCAGCGAAGCAGGTTGCGCCTGCCTAGCTCATTGTAGATTTTCTGTTGGTTCTCGTGGAGTTTGAGCGGCCAGACTTTCAAGCCATCGGAGTCGCTCGATCTCCGGGTTGTTGATGATCTCCACACGCACGATGCCCACGTCTGAACGGTCGCCCTCGTTCACCCGCACCGTGGTCAGCGGCTGGACATCGACGCCCATCAGCCGCGACCGGCGTTGCATGATGTGCAAGACCCGGTCTACAGCGGCAACATCGCCGCCCTTGGCCGCCGCGTAAAGGCCCTCGGTCAGTTCGTCCAATCGCAGAAGCTCCATCTGCCGCACCTCCTCGACCGTCTCGGAGGCGAACTCGGCCATGGTCTCGGTGATGATCTGGTAGACGCGCGGGGCCGAGATGCGCGGCGTCTGCGCCTGACCGATGGCGTACAAGCTCTTGCCGGTCAGCCGCAGCGCCATGATCGCTTGCAGCCGCTCCCAGCGCTTGAACTTGGCGGCGCTGGTCTCCTTGGTCACCGGCCCGGATGGCTTGCCACGGTGCCTGCGCTTACGCTGGGTTGTGGTGGACATGAAGCAGCTTAGACGTCCTCGATATTAAGCTGAGCGACGACCGACCGCCTACCGGTTCAACCTTTGGAGAAGGTCCATTCGCCGGACCATCGTCGCCCAGCGGCGAGTCTCCACACTCCGGCTTGGATTGCAATGTCGGATTACGGCCGAGATGCCACCGCATGCAGCCCGAACAGAGGTAGACGCTGAGGTTGTGGCGGCCCTTGACGTTAGCGATGACGAGGCGTTCAGCCTCGGCCGCGTTTCGGCTGGGATAACACAGTTTGCCGGTAAACGGGCACAGGCCTCGCCACCGCTTTTTGCCCGTGTTCAACCATCTCCTGACCATTCGCCCTCTCCCTGTCGGTGTCGATGTAGAAAGCCTTGCCGCTGAGGCCCGCGCGGGTGATGTGATCGGCGGCCTCTTGGGCGCTGTCGAATTTTAGCAGCCGACCGGTGAACGGCGAATAGATCGGCCAGTGATCGGCGGTGCGGTAGAGGTAGATCATCGCTGCTTGGCCAGCGCCGCCGCCAGCGCCGCCTCGACCTCACGCACCGTGTCCTTCAGCGTCGCGTTGAAGGTGTAGGCGGCGTCCTCGACCCGGCCGCCGATCACCGCAGCGCAGAGCTTGGCCGCTTCGTCGCGCAGGTCCTCGGCCGCTTCGCGCAGGCTTGGGCGCTGCGCGCCGGTCATAGCCCGGCCCGCTCGCGTTCGTCCTTGAGCGCCCGCAGGAGGGTCTCGGAATAGCCCTCGCCGGGCAGCCGGTTGGCCTTCAGGGCCTCGACCACGGACGTCGGCAGGAAGATCGGCACCATGCCCTTGGGCGGCGCGCCGTAGCGGGCTGCGCCGACCTTGAGTTGCTCTTCGAGCGAGGCTGCGCCCGCGAGCAGGGTGGTGGCCGCCGCATCGAAGGCGGCCTCGGTGATCAATATGCGAATCATGGAAACCGGGTCCTTTTGTCAGAGGTCGAAAGTCGAGGTGGTCAGCGTCTCCACGGCTGGAGACGGGCGTTCTTCACCGCGCTCATCTTGTCGTATTCGAGATCGCGCAGCATGCGGGTGAACTCGCGCAGGCTTTCCTGATCGAGCGCGTCGTAGTTGATGCGGTAGCGCCGGTGGGTGGCGCGAATGACCGCGCCCTCCACCTCCTGCGCCTCGCGAGAGACCGGGTCCTTCATGACCGGTGCCTCGCCTTCTCCGGCTTGGCGCACACGCTCATGTGCGCGGCGCTGCCAAAGTCGATGTCCTGCCATTCCCTGCCGCAGGACAGGCACTCGACACGGTCGTAGCGCGCATCAGCGTTCCAACTGGCTTCCGAGTTCATCTTGACGCACTCGTCCTGATAGGCCGGATGCCAAATCGGGCTGATCGGATCGACCAGCGGCTTGTAGTGCTCGCGCGCCGACTGACGGAACGCCGCCTCTTCAGCCGCGTCTAAAACCTTGAACAGTCTCATTCTCGTTCCCCTTTCTGTGGGCCAAAAGTATTGAGGACATTGTCGGCCCATTGATCGGCCGATATCCGCTTCGCCGGTCGCGGGCTTTCAGCAAGGCGCTGATTGGCGATGCGCTCGACCAGCGGCCGAAGGCCGGGGCAGTCGAAGGCGGCGAAGGTCAGGCGGTGGATGTCGTCATTGGTCAGATCGATGATCACTGGTTTTCCTTTCACCTGAGATAGAGCGCCCCGTGCGGCCCCATGCCGCCGAGACCGTTGTTGGCGTCGAAGATGTTGCCGCGCGCGTGCTTGGCCGGTTTCTTCCACCCGTCCGCCTTGAGGACATTGCCGGTGGCGATCTCGACAAAGCAGTGAACGCGGCGGCTGCCGTTGCCGCCGTCATGCAGGACGACGCGCACGTTCTTGGGACCACGTTCGGTCTCGAACACGCCGCGATGGAATTTGTAGCCTTGCGCGGCGTGGTGGGCGGCGAGGATGTCGTCGCAGCCCTTGACGAAGCTGGCGAGCGCCGCCTCGAAGGTCGGATCAATTTTTGTCATTCGCGTAGGTCCTTTCCGTCAGAGGCCCTGATCGGCCCCGCCTACAGTCCCGGCGGGGCGGCGTCGGCGTTGCTGGCTGCTTTCCGGTCTCATTGCGCCGGGGCTGCGCCAGCCGACTGTCGTTTCGTCAGAGTTGTCTTTGTCAATATGCCAACGAAATCGAAAATATCAAGTCCGCTGGATCGAAAAAAGCGGTGATGGCGGGTCGCTTCATCGGGTTGCCCCTCCACGTTGCCCGCCTGACGCCGTCACTCGGCGACCCCTCCGGGGTCCGGGGCTTTGTTTACGGGAACCACCCCGCTTCAATCATCGGAGCGCCACTCCGACTAGCCGCTGGTCAGGCGGCGCGGCCGAGTAGGGGCTGGCCATTTCGCCAGCCCCAATTGGGTTAGGCCTTGAGTTCGGCCATCCGCTCGCCGAGCGTCCACAGAGCGCGGTTGAGATTGACGCTCATGTCAATCCCGTTGACCGGCCGGGTGGTGGTCCGGCGACGGCGGCCATTGGGCGAAACCAGTTCGCCTTCCATGCCGCCCGCGATCACGTTCTCCTGCACGCGGGAGAAGGTGGTCCAGAGGTCCGGCGCGCGGTCTTCCTCACGGCGCACCGTGTTGAACTCCGACGCGTCGATCACCCGCTGGTTCTGACCTTCGACCGGCGGGCCGAGACGGAGCACCGCAGCCGATTCGGCAAACGCGCGCTGCTCGTCGCCCGACAGGCGAATCTGCTTCCACGCGTCAACCTCGCCCATCACCTTGTCGAAGCTCTGGACCAGACGGAACGCCGCCTCGACCACGTCCTCGACCAGCTTGCCGGAATGGCGCAGCCGGATGTCGTCATGCACGTCGCCGTAGACGTTGCTGTTGAGGCAGATGCCTCGGAACACGCCGTTGAACAACTGGAACCGGCTTTCGCCGCCGTGGCTATTCAGGGTCACGATCTCCGGCACTTCGCCCGTGCGGGCCTTGATGTCGCTCTCCCGGCGGAACCGCACCAAGTGCTTGGTGTAGCCCTTGCGGCTGGGGTCGCGGGTGTTGGCCTGCGCCGCGAACACCGGCCGGAAGCCCTCTTTGGCAAGGCCTTCGATGATGTCGCAGGTCGGGATGTAGGTGTAGCGGTCGGACCGCGAGAAATGCGGTTCGGCGGCGAACAGCGACGGGGTCACCCGGCGCAGCGTGTCCTCCGACAGGAACGAGTTGAGGTCGCCGACCTTGGCGACGTTGCGGAGGTTGAACTTGGATACCATTTGCATGATTGAAGCTCCTATTTTTGTCAGTCGTTGCAGCGCCGATCAGCGCCGTCTTTGTCAATATGCCAATGAAAGTGAAAATGTCAAGTCCGCTGGAAAAAGATTCAGCCGGGTTGATATTCGGCCCAACCGGGCCATATCATCCGCAGTTCGAAACCACCTCTGACAAAAAGGACCAACCAATGCCTGACCACTATTTCGCGGGTGTCCCGCACCCGATGCAGAAGCCCCGCTGGACCGCGACCAAGATCAAGGTCGGCCAGTGGCCCAAAACCCGCTACGACTACTACGTCACCGGGCGCGGCGATTTCCCGTTCGACATGCTGCGCTACGACGCCTGCTGGCCAGCGACCGGCGACGATGCGGCCAAGCTCGCGCCGCGCAACCTCCAGACCCACCGCTCGATCCTGATGCGTTCGTACAAGGAACCGGAAATCGGCCGCTGGTCGTCGTTCGGCTGGCCAGCCGGGACAGAAAAACTGGACTGACAATTTCCCACTCCAACGGACTTGACATTCTCAAGTCCGTTGGCATATTGACAAAGATACCTCTGACAGAAAGGACCACCAACGTGAGTTATATTCCTGAAGTTGTCGGCCAAGGCGAGACGAAGTTTTTCGGCAATGGCATGCGCTTCGCCACGCCGGAAGAGGCCATTGCCTATTGCATCGACCTGCAAGGTCGATGGATGGGTTGCAAGGCCGGGGCCGAGAACCGCCGCGCGACCGAGTCGTCCGACCCGGTCAATTACGAGTGGTCGATCATCGACCATCGCCTCGCGCCAGTGAAACCGGGAGACGTCGCATGACCGCACCCACTCAACCGACTCTTGCCGATCTGGTGCGCATGGCCCGTGAACAGGCCGAGCGCATCCTGATCGGCACCACCGAAGAACTGATGCCGCTCTGGCACATCGTGCCGGGAGACGGCAGCCCGCACGTCATTGTCGGCACGCCGTTCGAGGGCGGCCCGTCGAAGGATATGGTCGCCTTCGCCGTCTCGAAGCTGATGCGTGACCATCAGGCGGTCAAATACGCCTTCATGAGCGAGGCGTGGATGGCCACGGTCAAGCAGGAGGATTGGAACGAGGACGGGGACAACACCCCGCCCAGCGAGCGCCCCGACCGGATCGAGATCGTCATGGTGCTCGCCCAAGGCTACGACGAACCGACAATTCAGCGCGCTTGGAAAATCCTGCGCGGGGAGGATGGCAAGACCTGCATCGGGCTTGAGGAGATGCCTGACCCCGGCTACGACGGGATACAGGGCCGCTTCGCCAACCTGTTGCCGCCGCGCTCGACGCCCACCAAACACTAAAGCTGGCGCGCAAGCGCCAGTTCTCTACCTCTGACAAAAAGGACCGACAAACGTGATTCACAAACCGAGATACAAGTGGCAGCCGCTGCAACGAGCGACCTCGTTCAAGCCGCCCGCCGAAGACCTGATCAAGCTGGTGATGGACGGCGACAAGGTCAGCCGGGCCGAAGCCATCCAAAAGATCGAGGAAGACCGCGACGCGATATGGGCCAACGACCTCTATCAGGTCGCGGCCCACTGGGTCGAAGACGTCGGCATGGTCCAACTCAACATCCGGCGGCGCGACGGCGGCCCGCTGTTGCGCGATTGGCGGCACTTCCAGCAGATCAAGAATGAAATCTTGGGGCCGGAGTGCGAGGCGGTCGAACTCTACCCGGCCGAAAGCCGCAAGGTCGATACCGCCAACAAGTTCCACCTGTGGGGCTATCCCGATCCGACCTTCCGCTTCCCGTTCGGCTGGAAGAATGGCGAGGTCAAATATGACGACAACGGCACCACGACGCCGGGTCTGAAGCAGAGGCCGCTATGAACAAGCGACGATCAACGCGCTTCTACGCCGCCGTATTCGCCAGAGCACACGGCGTTGATGGGCGCAAGTTGCGCCGGAAGCTCCGCGCCAAAGGATTGAGAGCGCCCTACCAGCCCTACGACATCGAAACGGTGCTCAAGGAATGGGCTGAGGAGGAAGGGCGATGAACCACAGCCGCGACTACCTCCAGATGCAGGTCGATGCCTTTGGCCGCAAGCACGCCCCGCTGGCGGCTTGGATACTCGACCACGGACGCGAGTTCGCGGTCGATGCGCGCACCTTCAAGGGACGGCGGATGCGGGCCAAGAACTGCTTTGGCAACGCCACCGCGATGGTGCTGCGCGACTCCAGCCTGACCTATGTCGAGGGCTATGTCACCGCGCTGATCCCGATTCACCATGCGTGGGTGATGCGCAAGGACGGTTCGATCATCGATCCAACCCTCAGCCTGAAAGGGCTGAACGGCACGGCGCGTGACGTCGATGGCTATTTCGGCGTGCCATTCTCGTTCGACTACCTCGCCGAATGCCTCACCGCCAACCGGGTCTACGGCATCCTCGACGGCATGAACCGGACCCTGCCCGACCTGATCGAAGGCCGGGTCGATTTCACCTCTGACACCAAGGAACGCCTCACATGAGCACGAACATCCACGTCCTCGTCATCGACCCCAAGTTCCACCCCGACCATCTCGGCTACGTCCCATCGTTCCTTGATGAGAACGACCCGCGCAAGGCGGCTGAGCAATTCAACGAGCGCTACCAAGGCGGCTGGCGGGCGCAAGAAGGCTTCACCACAAACAACGACGCCCCGACGCTCTACTACCCCGGCGACCCGCCGCTAAACCCGCTGGCGTGCTTCGAGTGGCGCGAGGAAATCGTCTTCGTCTACCCCTACGGCTACATCGGCATCTTCCAGCCGGACGGGTCGTTTGAAATCTGTCGGATGGACTGACATGAGCACCAAGATATTTCCTTTCCGCCGGTACAATCCCGACAAGGGCCGCGCCGAGACCGGCCTGCCCTCGCCGCCGCCTCCGAACCCGGAGGAGCAGCGCATCATGCGCGAGCTTCTGGCCGAGCAGGCCGAGCAGACGCTCGCCAAACGCGCGGCGGCCTTGCCGCCAACGCCAGCGAAGGTCGCGCCCGCGCCCATCTTGGTCTGGGGTTTCGAACCGGAATATGTGCTGGCCTATGAATCGCTGCCGCGCCGGAACAAGCGCGCTGGCCCGCTCGCCGACCGCCGGGCGATGAACGCCGCCTCCGGCTTCCTGCGCCGGTTTCGCAAGGGCGAGCAATTCTTCTGCACGATCTGCAAGACGGACATCACCAGCGCCGATCCGGGCGGCGAGCACGTACCCTATGGAGTGTTCGTCTGGACACAGCGGGAGGAAATCCACGCCTCCGGGCTTTGCGGGCTGTGCTCTGTAAGAACGATAGGCGTCGAATCAATCGGCGAAACCGAAGACGGCACCCCATGCACCGTCACACTCGTGGAGTGGATGTCAACCGCCGAAATCAAAGACAAGACCGACAAAAACTGGCTTCTGAGAGAGAACGAATGAACGCGCTAATCGCCATCGCCCTCGTCTGTTCGACGTGGCAGGGGATTCAGACCTGTCAGGACGAGCACGGCTACGTCAGCCACGAGACCGAGTGGCAGGGCCGCACCACCGGGACCGACAACCAAGGTAACGATTGGTCAACCTATCGCTGGCACGATCAGACGGTCACTGAGGGCCGTCCGCGATGAGAGCGCTCACCCTAGCCGCCGCCTTGCTGATGGCGGTCCCTGCCCCGTCCTTGGCCGCCGACGACTACCCGCCCGGCCTGTTCGAGAAATCGCCGGAGGTGCCGGAACTCACCTGCGACATGCAGCACCAGTGCTATCACATGGACCCGGCCCACCCCGACAAGGTGACGCCGCCGCCCGCGCCGCAATATCCGGGCGTCACATCTAAACCGTTCGTGCAGCCTGCGCCGGAA